AGGACGCCGTCCGTGTAAGAAAAGAGGCGAACCTGAAATACGGGTACGCTGAAAACCATGGTATGCCCCGTTGAGGTAGTCTTCGATAAATTTAGATGCGATACCCGGGCCGGGTTGGTGTACCGCGCCTGCAAGGACGGGCCCCTGGTAGTTTGGAAACCCTTCTTGACAGTGGACCCTAAAGGGTACGTCTACCCCTACCTGCGTTGGAAAAATAAAACATATCATATCTACGCCCATCGTGTGGTGTGGGCCTTTACCCACGGATCTTGGCCCACGGGCTTTATCGACCATATCAACGGCAATCGCTCCGATAACCGCATCGAAAACCTCCGTGACGTGTCTTCGGGGACCAACGGCAAGAACAAGGCTCAGAACACCAAGAATGTATCTGGCGTGACCGGCGTCAGTTGGTGCAAGGCACGCCGGAGGTGGAGAGCCAAGATAACCTCCGATTATGAGACCACGATCCTCGGACACTTCGATGACTTTGACGAAGCAGTAAGGGTGCGCCGCGAAGCCGAGCGCGAGAAAAACTTCCATCCAAACCATGGTAGAAAAAAATAGTTGACACCTATTTTGTGAGGGTTTATAAGAGCCGTCCCATATCAATAATGGAGAACTGAAATGGCTAGACTAAACCACGATGAGCGCAAGATTATCTTTGACGCCATCAACTGCATGCGCCAAGTAAACCGCGAACTGCTTAACACCTACTCCGTTGAGCTTCGTACAATCCAAAAGGCGGAAGACGCTTGGTTTGAAATGGAGCGTCTCTTTAACGACGGGCGTTGGAAAGCTACTCACGCTTGGTGCGATTACGTGTACAAGGCCCTCGAAGATTTGGACGCTGAGTCCAAGGCCGTTGATAAGATTATCGAGGAGGCCGAGACCGATGAAAAATAATTCCAAACCAACAGCGATACCCTTCGGTCATTACTGGACATTCGGCCAACGGCTTCGTGTCGCAATTAAACGCGCTGAAACCACACAGTCGCAGTTAGCACGCGACCTGGGCGTCGCCCAACCATCTTTGAACCTTTGGGTTAACGATAAAGGGATGCCTAGTAGCAAGTATATCAAACCGCTGTCCGAGGCCCTCGACGTAAGTGCCGACTGGCTCTTGGACATTGATACATCAGAGAAGGACGACGATGAACTAGACCCCGTCGATCACCTCATACGTCATTCCTTAAAGCAGACTGCCACTGATTTGGACGAGGCTATAAACCGCCTCGAAAGGATAACGAGCAGGGCTCCCATCTCAAGGGCCGAGGAGCGTCGTCAAAACCGTCAAAAACCACCCCGGATAGATGACTTGCTGACCAACAAAGAACGGTTAGCGGCTCTCTTAGGCAACGGCAAGTCTACGGTTTGGAGCGACGACGATGTTTGATATAATGACCAAAGGTCGTGACACGGTCCTCAAGTGGCAAAAAGCGGACCCCACGAACCCACAAACGTGGCCCACGGGCCTGGAACGTCGAAAGGCCCTCTTGCGCCAAGCTACCGAAATAGAGTGGCGCTCGAAAGATTTTGCTAGAGCCGACGCCCTGCGGAAGCAGGCTGACGAAATAGAGGAGGACAAGCTCTACCCACCATTTTAAGTTGAGGCCCTTACCGCCCCCTAACATGGGGGGCCGTACCTTGCTTTCTCTTAGCGGTGCGAAAGCCATGAAACATTCCTGAAGTGCCGTGGGCCTCAGTAAGTCGGGTTTGAATATTTTTCCGACTAGTTCATAGTGAGCGGCCAAGGATGTAACCGTGTCGAAGTGATAACCCCACCAGTGATCTATGCAACGCTGGTGGGGTTATGCGTTTAGCGCATAGCTGGTATGCAATAATACCCTAACTCTTAACTAGATATAGGTTAACTCTCTTAATTACGTTAACCTTTTGTTAACCTTTATATGCGATAATTCTTATATTGAAAGAACGGGGGCCGAACCCCGTCACGCTCTTGTACATTGTGAATATGATTGGGACGGTTTAAGCGGACCGAGATCCTCTAACGATTGGAGAATCGAATGAAGCTTAAACTGAAAGCCGTCAACCACGGCAAAGACAAGAACCGATATTGCGGTCCTTCCGTAATATCCGCCGTCACCGACCTGACTACCGGAGAGGCCGCACGGCTGATCCGAATGAAAACCGGAAGACGGATGGTCACAGGTACGCATACAGGCGAGGTCGAAAGTGTCCTCAACGACTGCGGTATCCAAATGACCATGCTACCCCCGCCCGAAGGTTGTAAGTTTGGGCGGTCCAAGGGCATCACCCTGGCGCACTGGCTTCGACTTACACACGGCCAGCGCAAAGACCGAATATTCTTGGTCGTCGCAGGGTGGCACTGGCAATTGATCAGTGGCAATCGCTACGTGTGTGGTCGTATCGCATCCGAGGGCATTGTCTCTATCAAGCACCCGAAAGTGAAACGACGGGCACGTATCGCTGAAGTCTTTGAACTAACCTCAGATAACGTCAAAATGCCAGACACAGATGTGTCGAAGCAGAAAGACCCTAACGCCGCTATCCGAGCGAAGGCTCACCGCATCAGCAAGAAGATTGGTGCAGACATAGAGGTGTACCGATCTATGAGCTACACGGACATGACTGTCTACCCACCCTCTTCTATATCCGACGACGACGATCCCTTCACCGGGGATCACGCATGCTTTGGATGGGAAGAAGTAGTTGAAATGTTAGAAACGTATCAAGAGATGGTCGCTTAGACCAATAACCCTAAATCACGGCTCTCGGTCCACTTAAACTGTTCCAGGCAAATCGCTATATATATATAGGGGAGAAATTATTTTTTTTGAAAAAAATTATTTTTGGGGTGGAACACGTGGAACAAATGGAACAAAGCTCTGTATCCCTTATTGGAGTTGAAAAATCGTGTTCCACTAAGTCCAAAAAGTGTTCCATTTGTTCCACTCCAAGTCATTCAAAAGATTTTTGGAAGTCAATTTTTGTAAAATTTGGTTGAACCCCCCTTATATATAAGGCAGAAAACTTGTAAGCCTCATGTAAATTAACGGTGAAGAAAATGGGCAAGCATGCTGTAAAGAAAAAAGACGTTGATCCCGATTGGGTTGAGACCCGTGGGCGTAAAGCTTTAACTGTAAATACCAAGCTAACCCGTAAGCAGGAGCTTTTTGTAAAAGAGCTTGTGAGCAAGGACGGGCAGATAACATTGCGAGAGGCGGCCATCAACGCTGGCTACCCCGCTAGTAGTGCCCACAGTAGAGCCTATGAGCTTACCAACCCTGACAAGAGCCCTCATGTTGTAGCCGCCATCCGGTCATATCGTGAAGAGCTAGACGTAAAGTTTGGGGTGACCTATCAAAGGCACCTGAGAGACCTTCAGACGATCCGTGACATGGCATTGCAGAACGGTGCCTACTCCGCCGCCGTACAAGCCGAGTATCGACGTGGGCAGGCCCAAGGAGACATATACGTGAACAAGTCAGAGATCCGCCACGGGTCTATCGATTCCATGTCTAAAGATGAAGTGTTAAAAGCCTTAGAGGAGATCAAGCAGAGCTATGCCCCCATCACCATCGATATCACTCCCGAAGAGCCGGACAATACCGCGAACCGCCGCAAAGCGCGAAAGCGGCTTGTGGAAGCTGATGAAAGAGGGCGTGACGAAGAGCCAGAGGAAACTATTGATGACGAGGCTGGAGACCTGGGCGACGCCGGGGATACCTGATGTCATCCTACAAGATGAGAACGGCCTGTTTCATTTTGTAGAGCTAAAACATACTGGCGGTAGAGCGATAGATCTATCTCCCCATCAGATAACTTGGATGGATAACCATAAGAACGGCAGTGCTTGGATTTTGGTTAGGAGGTCCACCAAGAAAGAAAAAGACACGATCCGAGTATACCATGCGTCCAAAGCGATTGACGCCAGGATGGAAGGGATAAAGTGCCCGCCAAATCTTTTGGTAGAAGAGCCGTTTAATTGGGATGAAATTATGGGGTTGATTTGTCCTAGATAATCGCATACCCTGTTCGTCCCTAAACAACAACGGAGAATAAATATGTCTTGGAAACCAGTGTTCATTATGAACGACGACGAGAGGGTCTTTAACGGCCAGCGCTTTGCCACCCAAGAGGAGGCTCGGCTTAGTGCTGATCGTAGGTTTGGGATGTGGACCATGCCTGTTGATTTCACAACTGAGGAAAGCGACGATCCGGTAAACTATATGTTTGACCCAATTAAAGGAGACATAAATGTTTCTGCTTAGTTTAATTGGACGCCTGTTGTACGGGCCGGATTGGAAAAAATACGCAAACACACCACCCCCAAGAAAGATGCGGACAACGCCCCGCCGCCGTAGGAGTTTTTAGTGGGCACTGCTAAATCTTTTGATGAGGCGTATGACCTTCTAAAGAAAAGGGATGACGCTAAGAAAAAATAAAACTTGACCCGGGCTTGACCCGGGTTTTCTTTTCTG